GACAAGGTACGGGGACCAATTCTGCTGTCGTCCGTATGTAACGGGCAGCCGACTCATTAATGGCTAGAGACGGTAGTCTTGAGACCTCCTCCCTTTCGGGTTTTGGATAAGGTTAGGGTACCTTAAAAGCCCACAACCTTTATAAAACCCCTAACAGATAGGGTAATATAAAGGTGGTCTGTTATAAAATGTAATTGCCAGTTAAATAAAGCAACATTATTAGTTACCTTACTTAGCCTTGAATCACTTTAATACAGGTGTTACGGATGTCTTCGGTAGGGGTCCAATGATTGATACGTGTTTCATATCACGTAAAAATTTTAGGATCTTAACTGCAGACAGCCGTCCTGCTGATGTAGCAGGTCAGCCTACAGGACCCGAGGACAGAAACCCCTTATCTTTCGATAATAGGACATCTGGACCTCGAGCTAATATTAAAATTTCCTGTAACAGGGCCTGGCTTAAATGAGTAAGGCAACTTACATTTCCTCCCTTAACTAGCAAGTGCACAGGTAATTCTAAATTACCTGTCCACAGATCATTCAAAGATCACTTTGCAGTATCGTTGAAAAAGGATTCTGCAATCTCGGTATAAGAACGTATGAACGGACTTATTGCCAGGATCCAGAATTCCTCATTTCGACGGAGGAACAAGTCCTCTACAACACTAGGCTTTATAATACCAATCCAGGATCCCTTTAACTTTTCGTTATTGAGATACCCGGATCGGATTACTATAATAGCCTGGCGTAGCTGGCGAGATGTGACAGTCTCGAGACCTTTGCTTAGGTCAGACCAGAATGCCAGAGGCACACCTTCAAGGTATAGGAGGAGAGGATCATTTATAAGGTTCAAGGGTTCACCCCGATCCCCATATATGATACTCTTCCCCAATCTAGGTCCGCTCCTCTTATAGAGGTTAAGACCTAGAAGTATACCAAGAATAGTGCAAAAGTCATCATTATTAAAATCTTTTGATTTTAATAATGGATCAGACGATCTGATCTTAATAACTCTACTTTGTACCTTTCCAGGTGCAGAGGCCGTGGCTTCGAGAGCTGTCCAAACAAGATTAGGGACACCCAACTCGGAACTCTTTATATATAATAATTTCCAAAAGGTCAAAACCCTTTGGTAATCATTAACAATAAGGAGTCCAAGAGGTAGTGGAGATAAGTTCTTACCCTTAACAATAAGTTTTGATGCAAACTCAGCAGAATTTGTTTCCCCATAAGGGGTAACACTCTTGCTAAGTGAGATATCAACACCTAAACTAAGGATAAGTTTCTTATACTCCACCGCCACACGTTCGTTCGCAATGACTACATCATCTCCTAGTACTATGTACTCAAGAGTAGACTGTAGTCCCGCCCGATTACTAGCAACTTGGATCAGATAGTGATGAGTAAGCGCAAGAGAAGCTCATGATGAGTATGTCCCTATACCCTGACCGGTATTATATTTTAATATAATACCATTAGAGTAAAAGGATATACCCACCATAATCTCCTCCCACAACTTAATCAATGTGCTTCCAAATCCAAGCTCACCTAGTACTGTTTTATACAGACCAATCGGTAAACGATCTGTGGAAGCTGTTAAATCAAAAGAAAAGAGGGGTTTACCCTCCTTTTGTCATGTCTTGAGCTTTTCCACTGACGCATCTTGATCAAAAGTATAATCAGTCTTTAGTTTACCTAAAAGACCAAATATATAATGATGAAGAGGCTTCAAGGTTGCCTGAGTGACCCAATCTGAAATAGCAATTAGTCGATATTTACCAAGGCCATCCGGAAAATATGAAAGTCGTCGTAATGATGACCCATAAGATCGGAGAGCCTTCTTAAATATCGGTAGTTTTGTGATTACTCGAAGTCAAGAAAAACCAATCCAGCGACATAATCCACTTGGTGTGCAAATACCATATGGATCAGTCTCTAGATGAAGATCTTTCTTGAATTCGAGAACAAAGGAATCCAAACATTTAAGTAAGGATTCATCACAAGACACTAATGCTAATTCTAGAAGTACTCGCTTAGGACCTCGTCCCAGTGCTCCAGATACTAGTCAGTTATTTACACCGACTAGTCCTGGTGAAAAGTTCTCCTCATGGTAAAGGAAGGAGTTATATGCTCTCTTCTTTCCATTTAACAGTCACTTCTTGGTAGTTAGAGGGAGTATCTTAATTTCCTTTGAAACCTTTTCTACTTCATCCAAAACACCTTCCCGAGGGAAGTCTGTAATGGTTGAGAAATCAGGTTTCAAGGCGAAATTAAAATAACGGTACAGACGTAGACAGGATAAAACTATTACTTTGTCTCAATCCCTTAAATTAGGGATATGCAGGACTAAGGCCTTTAGGTAAAGGGGTACACCATCAGGTGTAGCTCGTCGCCAAAAGTCCTTATGTACTGCCGGATCAATCTTACCTATTAAAATGAGATTTTTAATAAGTAAGTAATCCGCCTTGAGGCAAAACATGAGTTGTTTCCTATCTATTTTCTTAATCAAGGATACCTGTTTAGCTTTTACAGCTAATATGATATTCTTGGTTGTGGGTTCTTGGAATAGTGTTCTTAAAGTTATGAACACCTTTTCCAAATCCAGTACCATCTTACTCCGATCATCAGCCCTAAAGGTTTTATCTCATAAACCTTTAGTTTTGATAATCGGGGTTTGATTAGATGCTTTCACCCCTCTAGCAAAATAACGGGTTGCCTTTCTCTCTAATCTTACCGGGACAGTACGGGGCCAGTGAAGGCTATTGATGCAAAT